ATAAGCATTCATCGCAAAAAAGAAACCAATACCTTATATACAGTTAACGCACTTAATGAAGTTATCAAAGCAGTGAATAACGGTGTTTTAGACAAAACATATCGATTAGATTGGAGCAAATATCAAAACGCATTCATACTTACAGATGATGCCGGATATCGTGTTATTGATTTGATCTTTTACAAGAAATTTTCTTGGAACTGATATTTATTTATATAGGACATAATTATGATACGATTGAAAACATTATTAGAAGATACGGATCAAAACAATAACGGATATCCAGATTCTACAGAAGGATCTAATGCTACTATCCCATTCCCAACATGGTATAACAGCTTTGTAAAAAAGTTAGCAGTTAAGTTGAGTGAGCGCATTATGGGCCTCGATGCTTCAGACTTACGATTTGAAATGGTACACCCGCATTTAATGGGGCTTGAAGCTGACATGTTTAATCAAGGAGGATTAAACTTCTTTCCAACAGCAGTAAGATCAGTTCTTAAAGATCCTGAGTTTGCTAACAAAGCAACAATGGTATATTCCAAATTCCAAACGATGGAACGCAAGATAGCAGATAAATACCCAGAATTAGAAGACGACATATTTAATGATGAGAAGTTTTGGATATACATTAAATAACAAAAATAAACAAAAAAAAAACTTAACTAATTACTTTGAATTACCCCATTAATTATTTATATTATAATTAATATTTTATTTTATTAACCACTTAAAGAAAAGGAATTAAACAATGGCCTTGAATTTAGACGCTATCAAAGCGAAACTTAATCAGTTAAACAAATCTGATGACAAAAAACAAAATTTGTGGAAACCTGAAGCAGGTAAAACGCGAGTAAGAATTGTACCTTACGTTCATCGCAAAGACAATCCATTCCTAGAATTGTATTTTCATTATGACATCGGAAAGAAATCCATGTTATCTCCAATTACATTTGGTAATGAAGATCCGATCGTTGAATTTGCTGAAAAGCTAAAGAAAACAGGAGATAAAGAAGATTGGCTAATGGGTCGTAAAATTGAACCTAAAATGCGTACTTATGTTCCCGTTATTATTCGCGGCAAAGAATCAGAAGGAGTTAAATTCTGGGGCTTTGGTAAAACAATTTATACGGAATTGCTTTCAATCATTTCAGATGCTGATTATGGTGACATAACAGATCTAATGAATGGACGTGATATTGACGTAGAATTTACACCAGCAGAAGGCGGAGCATTTCCTAAAACAGCTATTCGTGTTAAGCCGAATACACAACCAGCAACGGATGACAAAGAAATAGCACAAAAAATCATGAATCAACCTGAGATTACTGATTTATTTCCAGAGCCAACTTATCAAGAACTTGAAAAGGCATTGGCAGAGTGGATGAATCCAGAAAATGCAGATTCAGATGTTGATTCAGATGAAGAAGAAGAAGAAGCAGCAGCACCAGCAAAAGCTTCTAAACCGACTGCTACTAAAAAAGTTGATAATGTTGCATCTGCATTCGATGACTTATTCAACAATTAATTAAGGAGTTTTAATGGCAAAGAGTAAAAGTAAACTGGAAATAGAAGATGCTCTAGCATCAACATTGGCAGATAGTATCAACAAGCAATTCAAAGGACAAAATCTTAAAACTGCGTTCTTTTTAGATGGCGATGAAGATTCTCCAAGCAATGTATCAGAATGGGTATCATCTGGTTGCTCAATGCTCGATTTAGCAATTTCAAATCGTGCGTATGGCGGATTTCCGGTTGGGCGTATCACTGAAATTACTGGATTGGAAGCTTCTGGTAAATCATTATTAGCTGCACACACATTAGCAGAAACACAAAAGAAAGGTGGATTAGCTGTTTATATTGACACTGAGTCTGCTACAAGTTCCGAATTCTTGACAGCAATTGGCGTTGATTTAAAAACGATGCTATATGTTCCATTGGAAACAATTGAAGAAATATTTGAAACTATTGAAACAATTGTAGAAGGAGTTCGCAAATCAGATAAAGATCGTTTGGTTACAATCGTAGTGGATTCAATCATGGGGGCATCTACAAAAATTGAAATGTCAGCTGAATATGATAAAGATGGTTATGCAACAAGCAAATCAATCATTTTATCAAAAGCAATGCGAAAAGTTACCAATTGGATTGCAAGAGAGCGAATTTGTCTCATATTTACCAATCAGCTTCGTACCAAAATGGGCGTGTCTTTTGGTGATCAATGGACAACTGCAGGCGGTAAGGCAATTCCATTTCATGCATCAGTTAGATTGCGTTTAAAGAATACCGGACAAATCAAAGCCAAGGTTGGCGGCGTAGAACAAATTGTTGGAAGCAAAACAAATGTACAAGTAGTTAAAAATCGTATGGGACCACCACATCGCAAAGTAGACTATGAAATCTATTACGATTCCGGAATTGATAATTTCGGTGGCTGGTTGAACATCATGAAGAATTTTGATTTAGTTAAACAATCAGGTGCATGGTATACATTGGAAGATATGGATCATGAAACCGGAGAAACGTTTGGCGAATTAAAATTCCAAAGCAAAGATTTTGTTGAAAAGGTTATTAATAACCCAGAAGCAAAAGATAGGTTATATAAAAGAATATGTGATGCGTATATCTTCAAATATCAAGCCGGAATCGATGGCGGTATTGATGATGTAATTGTCGTAGATGATGTTTATGATGAAGAATAAGTATCAACAATTATTCAAAGAGTTACAACAAGAAAAGAGTTCTAGTCCGTCAAGTGTCAATGATCATCTCATGGTGTTTGACGGATTGAACACTTTTATTCGAAGCTTCGGCGCAACTCCCGCATACAATGAAGATGGCGATCATATTGGCGGCATTACTGGATTTTTATATTCAGTTGGTAAAACCATTCGCGATTTTAAACCAACTCGATGCATTATTGTATTTGATGGACGCGGGGGTTCTGCTCGAAGAAAACGTATCTATGGTGATTACAAAGCAAATAGGGCAAATAAAACTAAATTGCGACGTCACGATCATCATGAATCTACATTGGAACAAGAACAGGAATCGATGCGACATCAATTTTCAAGATTGATATCATATTTAGACAATTTGCCTGTAACCTTTATTTCAATGGATGGTATTGAAGCCGATGATACAATTGCATATATTGCACAAATGTATGAAACGGAATGCAAAAAGATTACCATTGTATCTACGGATAGAGACTTTTATCAATTGGTTGATAATCGAATTCAAGTTTGGTCGCCAATCAAAAAGAAAATGTATAATGTAGATACGGTGCAAGAAGAATTTGGAGTGCACCCTGCCAATATGGTTATTTATAGGTCATTCATAGGAGATGCATCAGATAATATTCCGGGTGTTAATGGAATAGGTCCAAAGACTATATTGAAACTTGTTCCAGAATTAGCTGATGAAACGCCATATACGACGCAACAATTGTTTGACAAAAGTGCGGCATCACTTAAAGAATCTAAATCATATCAAAAGATTTTAGATAGCAGTCGCATCATTGAACAAAATTATCAACTAATGAATATCAAGCTCCTCGATATACCAGCACAGACCGCAGCCAAGATTCGAGGTATTATGGAACAACCTATACCAGAATTAAATCGTGCTGAGTTTCAGAGATTATTCTATCAAGATAAGATGTGGTCTATCATGAAAAATTTACCCGATTGGTTAACTAATACTTGGTTGTCTTTAAATGCATTTGCAAAACAGACACATAAATAATTTGAATTTAACATAGTTTTTTATATATTGGTTATATGACCGACAAACTTTCCGAGTATGGTTATGGCTTTCAAGTAAAAGTTATAGCAGCATTATTCACAGACAGAATATTTTTACAGCAAATTGCAGATATAATACAAGCAGAGTATTTTGAATCTGATGCAAACAGTTGGTTATTAGAAATTGTATTGGAACATTTCAAACAATACAAAGCTCCGCCATCAAAAGATGTACTCAAAGTTAAAATAACAGAGATTGAAAATGACATCTTAAAAACTGCAGTATTAGAACAATTGAAAGAAGTATTTCGATATATGGAATCAGATGACCTTTCTTTTGTAAAAGATGAAATTCTTAAATTTTGCAAGAATCAAGAAATTAAAAGAGCCATAATGGATTCGGTTTCGTTGCTCAAAATGGGTAATTATGATGAAATCAAATCTAAAATGGATAGTGCTATGAAAGCTGGTGCTGATACTGATATTGGTTTGGACTATATTAATAATGTAGCTGCACGATACAATGAAGCTGCACGACATACAATTACTACGGGTTGGGATGTTATTGATGATTTAATGGATGGCGGTTTAGCTCCTGGCGAATTAGGAGTAGTAATGGCTCCTGCAG